TTTTCTTTTTAATTCTCATAGCAATAGATTCGTCTTTTCTATCTTTGTAACCCTGCTTTTTCTTTTTAGCAGAACCACCTTTTTTCATACCAGATGCTCCAGTTGGAAATCTGACGTTTGATCTTATTCCGTTTTGTCTCATTTTTTTCCTCCGTTTCTAAAAATTTGAGTTCCTTTTATACCATATATACTAGCCACGACAAGGATCCACAAATTTGTGAACCATGACGGGAGCTGAGAGAACATGTCAAAGAACAATTTTACTTTGTCCATTGCAGATGGGTCATCCGATACGACTGCCCAAGCAAGCACCAACACGGGCAAACTTAAAATTATTAAAACGGCCTCGTCTTTCCAGTCCGATTGCCGAGCTTCTAAAAGTTTTCCCTGGTAAGCTTCCTCACCCTGGGCCATCTTAGTAGCATGCATCAGCTGTGCATCTGACATAGCCATTTTAGTTCTCTGCTTGTTAGCGTAAATTTTACTTCCAGCAGAAACGGCTAACTTAATTGCCGACAACCACATGTTAGTACCAAGTAGCCTTTACAGGTTTCTTTTCTTTTCTAATAGCTTTCGTTCCTCTAACATCTACACTATCACCTTGAGCAACGTAGTTTCTTCCTCTAATACTTGATTTAGATCTTGGATCTAATTCTAAGTTTTGAGGAGACTCTTCTACAGGTACTCCGCCTTTAGCGTATCCGTCTTTGTTAACGAATTGTTTAAAAGTATCTTTTGTCATAATTTTCTCCTAATTGTTAGTATACTATCTTCTAGGCCCTTTCAAGACATTTACGTCTCGGGCTTTCATAGCGTCTGATGTTAGTTTAACATCCGCAGACATCATTGATTTCTCAATGGCTGTATCAGCTCTTAGTTGAGCTAAATCTTCATTTTGTTCAAGTTTTTGTTCGTTTAGATCTTTTGCTTGTACCATTTTAGCTCTATCAAGTTCTATTCTTGCTTCGTCTTCTTTGACCTTACGTTCTGTCTCCATTGCTTTTAAATCAACTTCTCTTTGTTTTAATTTAAGTAATGGATCATGATCAAACTGAGAAGTTATTTGTTTTTCTTCTTTCATAAAGTCTTCAGTCATGTCAGCAATCAATAAAGCTTTTCTAGCTTCTATTTTTTGAGATATTTGTTGTAGCTGTTGTTGTGCTTGTGGATTTTGTACAGCCATTTGTTGTAGCTGTGGTAACATTTGCATTTCTTGTGGAAACTCTAATTGTACCTGTTCTTGTGCCATCAATGATATATGCTCCATAATATTTTTCTCTAACGCTGCAGTAATGCTAGGATTGTTTCTAACAAAATTACTTGCCATAAAATTTAAGTGAGCAGTTATGTGTGCTCTATGATCTTGACCAGGAAACGCTTGGAAAGGTTTTTGACCCATTGCATCTATGTGTTCTATTGCTGGGTCTTTTGGTTGATTAGGTGGAGGTGGTGGTAAGACTCTATCAATATCTTTTACACCGATTGCCTCATACATACTTCTATACGCCATATACATGTTATGCATTTGTGGATTAGAAGTTGCTAATCTTAATTGTTCTTGTGCAAGTGACACTCTCTGACTCATTGAGAATATGTTAGGATCTGCAACAGGTAAAATATCTACTCTTTCATCAAAATCTGTTGCTTTAATATTTCTTGCAGCACCGGGAACATCATAAGGATATTCTGGCGGTAAAGACTCACCAAATATTTTGGCAAGTAATTTAAATTCTTGTTTAAGACCTACGTAAAGTCTTTTATGGATTGCTGACATCACTCTTGAACCACGTTCTAAAAGAGCCACGGTCGTACCAACAGCGGCCTGTTGATTCCCGTCCCCAACCTGCATGTCAGCAATGGACGCGAATCTTTGTCCTGCTTGAACTACAATTCCCATTAGCTGTAATAAGGTAGCTGATGGTTCTTTGTAAGGTAAGAATACGAAAGCATCTTTTAGATTACCACCTGGAGTGTCAACATCTTTAAATTCTCCCGGTTGTATGTTTGCGGCATCATCTTTTACTCTGACACCTCTTTGCTTAAATCCTGCGGGTAGGTTGGATAATGTTCCAGCGTCTAATAACTGACGGAGAGCCGCAGTTGCAGTACGACTCAATCCGCCAATCATATGAATTAATCCTAAGCCATAAAATCCTAGTCCTGGCAGAAACTTGAAGTGGACAAAATATTGGATTTTATTTTTCTTTGGATCATTGGGCGCAAAGTTTCGTCTAATAGACAAAACTTTCCTACTGCCTTCTTCGATTGTAACGACGTAAGGCAATTTTATTCCCGTTGGCTCTCCGTCGGGGCCAATGTCTTCAAATCCTTCCAAGTCTAGATCAACGTGGCATTCTAGAATTGTATACAAAGGATCTGTTCTTTGGGATTTTGTAACACCTTCAACTTCTCTCTCTTTTTCTTCGAGTTCGTTAGTGATTGTGCCTGTTGGTTTTGTCAACTCGATGTCAGAATAGAAACCAGATACCATCTGTTTTCGTAATTCGTTTTCTGACATCTTGACAACATGAATGACTGATTCCGCATCGTCTAATGAGGTAGCCGTGTACGGAACAACAAGGTCATCCGCTGGAACAAACTTAGAAACAGCTCGTCCCAATAAATCGTCATAATAAACTTTTTTAAATGTTGAACCTGATAGTGGTAGGTAAAATAACATTTGATCAAAATCAGATTCATATTCTTTCATCTGATCCATGATTTGATAGTTCATAAAATTTTTAACTCTTTGTGCTTGCATTTCTTTTTGTGGATCTGTTTTACCCATCACCATTGTTCTAACGGGTCCATCTGCAGGCAATAATTCTTTGTAAGCTAGTGCTTGAAACTGAGTGACAGCTTCTGCAAGAACTGGGTGTGTTGCACCACTTGCTCCTTGAAAAGGTTCTGTTCTGTTATTGTATTTAAAACCTAAAAGATCTAATCCTTCAATGTATGCTCGTTCCCATTCTTTACGAGAAGTTTTGTATTCCATGTAATCGTTTTGTAATTGATTACCTATTTCATCTGTGTCTTCTTCTGGAAGTAATTCGTTTAGGTTTGCAAAGTGATCGCCTTCTTGTGGCATAGGCATTGCGTTAGGGTCAAAATCAATTGTAGCCCCTTCTTCGTCTTCTGTAATTTCTACTGGTCCTTTTAATTCTTCAATCTCCTCAACGTTAACCTCTTCTGCAACTTCTTCAGGTCGTTTATCGTTAGGGAGAGCTTTATCTATATCTGCCATATATTTTCTCCTAGACTTTCTTAACTTGTTTTGGTGGTAATTTCAACCCCTGTGATAGCGGTCCTTTTTTAGGTGGTAGTGCCCACCATTTGTAACCAGGATTAGCTTTCATCTTTTGTGCCATGTTTGGCTTTTTGTTTGTTGGTTTATTTTTTATACTCATATTTACTCCTTAATTCTGTTATACCACCTTCTGAAAATTGTGCACCTTTCATTCCTGGTTGAGACAAAACTTGTCCAAATTTATTTTGAAGTTCGTATTCTTCCAAAGGACTTAAACCTTTTATTTTTTGTTTTCTAGAAACACCATCTGGACCTTCTATAAAACGTTCGTTTATAAAGTATACATCATCTAAATTTTGATCAGCACTTATAGTACCTTTTTTTCTCTCATACTTTGTCAAAAGATCTATCATACCTTTTGATAAAGGTTGTTCATCCATTGTTTTATAATTTTGACTTACGTAAGCTGGAATCATTTTTGTTTCATATTCAGGTAGTTTTCCTGGTTCTTGTTTAAGATCTCCGTATGATGGTTTTAATTGACCTGAAAAAAAACTAGGAGCATCAGTTTTATCTGGATCATCATATAAAGCATTTGTTCTTGTGTAACCGTACTCATTACCACCTTCTCCAACATAACTACCGGCTTTATCTTTAGCGTCTCTTTCAGTTATTTCTTTTAAATAATCTAATTCTCCAGATGTTGAAGTGTTAAAAATTTTTTTATCTAATGCATCTAATTTTTTTTGCAACATTTTTTGTTCTTCTGGATCTCCAGGCATACCAGCAACTTTCATAGGAATATTTTTTGTTTGTAAAGTGTTATTGTATTCACCTATGTCTACTAACATTTCTGCATATTTTTTTGCAGCAGGAGATAATGAACTTTTAGAATCTGCTAACACACGTTTAGCTTCTTGTACTTGAGGCTGTAAATTAAGCTGACCAAAAAGCAATTCATTTCCAGCAGCTTCATCAAATGGTTGTCCTTTTCTTATCATATCATCTGCAACCATTGCAGTATCAAACAATGCTGCAGCTACCGCAGCTGGATAACCAATTAAATTTTTTAATTTAAATAATTCTTTTGGATCTAAAACTCCTTTTACTAAATTAGCACTTCCTGAAAGTATTCTTTTAACTAAATTTTGTTTACTAGGTTCTATGCTACTAATACCATTTCTCACAGCATCCGTTAAAATTTTTCTACCTCTAACATTACATGAACTACCTGAACTAAATTTAATTCTTCCGCCATCTGCTAATTTATTACCACAAGCTAATTCACCAACAGAATCGTTAATTGCATCTCTTAATGTTTTTTCTTCCGTCCTAGAAATACGTCCTTCTTGAACCATACTTTTTCCTAACATTGCAACTCTATCATCTTTTGTAGTTAAAGGATTAGCAGAACTTGAAAATTTTAAATTTCCTTTTTTATCTAAATCAATACTTATTTCATCTAAATAACCACCATATTTTTTACTAAAATTATTTTTAACAATATCCATTTCATTTTTAATTTTTGCTTTTGCATCTAATGTGGTTGCTTTTTCAAATTTAGTAATAAGTTTATTTATGGGACGATCAAAACCTGCGTTTTTAATTCTTGCATTAAAATCTTTTGATGTTGGGTTTACTTTTATAGATTCTATTCTATCTGCATAACCTTTATCTATTATTGAAGAAGGAACTTTATGATCCCACATAATGTCATCAGCTAAACCAAAAACATCTTTAGCTTTTTGCCATTGATTTTTTTTAGAAAAATTTATAGCTTTAATTGTTTCTTCAAACATAGGTTTAAATTCTGGATCTACTAGATTTTTTAAAGTAGATAACATTTCAGATGTACCTACTCTTGGATTTCTAAAATTAGTTATATCATTCCACATATCTGTGCCTATTTCAGCTTGTATAACTTTTGCAAAAGGACCTGTAATTGCTTTATTAATACCAAACTTAGCTAACAATTTATTATTGTTTAATAAATTTCTAGCCTCTAACCTAAGTTTAGGTAAATTTTCAGAATTAAATATACCTTTTATTTCTTCTGTTACAGCATTTTTAATTTTAGGATTAAAATTATACAAAGAACTTTTAATAAATTGTTTTAAATGAGATGGAATAATCTGTGTTCTGGGGTCAGCATTAAACATCATTTTTTTAAAATCATCACTAAAATAAGATGTAACTCTTCCTTTATTAGAATTCATATCTTTTACAAATTGATTATCTTTACCAAATCTTTTTATTAAAGCATTTTCAAATGTATCTGGGTTAGCATATTTTTTAGCATTACGTTGAACCCAATTTTCTACTTTTAAATAATCATTTCTAGGTTTTGTGTATTTTGGATCTTTTTTATAAACATCTTTTTTATCTTTTTCAAAATCTCTAAAATTAATTCTTTCATCTAATTGATCTAAAACCCAATCAGGATCTTCTCC